AAAAGATACATTATATGGAACTTCATTATAATTCCATCCTGCTGTTACGCCTGCTACTGGAACATCTTTTCTTTTAATTAATTTATTTGTTTTTCTTGTATTATCATAACCCAAACCAGTTATATCAAAACCCATTCTAGGAAGAGACATTTGAATTTTAGATGTATCAGATATACTACTCTCTTCTTGAATTCTTCTTAAAAACTTTTCTTTAGGGCCATATGAAATCGGAACGCGAATAGTTTCCTTGGTACTTCCGTCTGGGTTTTTACGAATAACTCTTATATCATTAAAGAGAGATCCAAACCCTATTACTAATTTTCTTAAAGATTCATTATAGAATTGAGTAAACATTAATAATTACCTTCCGAGAATGGATCAGTTTCAGTAAAGTCAAAGATATCATCCTGATCTCTTATTAATTCAATTTCTTCATTATCTCCACTTGAACTTGTATCTTGGGGATCTTGTGGAATAATTATTGTAGTGGTTGTTGTGCTACTTAATTCATACTCCGCACCTGATACAGCACCAATTACAGTTTCACCAGAAGATGTGGATAGAGTACCAGAAAGATTAGACACCGTAAGAAGAGGCACGTTAGAATCCCAATCCGTAACAGTAGCAGTTGCGGTTGCATTTCCAAGAGAAGCAGTTGCTCCAGTAACACCAGAAACTTGGTAAACAGTTTCACCTTCAAAATAATTTGTATATGAAACATCACTTACTCTTGTTCCGAGAGATAGGTTCATAGCAAATTGTTGTCTGTCTGTTTCTATCTTATCAATATTGGAGAAACCAGTGTCGATGTCTTCTTGACTGTAAGTAAAGACTTCGCATGATAAAAGATAAGTATAAAGTTTTCCTAATTGATAGAAAGGATTTTCGTGTTCTACAAAGTTTATTTCAAAAAGAGTATTGCTCAGAGGAAAGAAAATTAAATCACCTTCTTTAGGTCTAGTGATATCTGCATATACACCAACAGATTCTTCAAATCTTCTCTTTGATACTACTAGATTTATTTTATCTTTTATCTGTATTCCGAAAGTGCTTAATATATCTCCTTCACCCTCAAATCCATCAACTGACTGTACATACATTTCAACAGGATAACCATCATCAAATTTTGAAATGGAATCTTCCCCAAACAGATCGTCTTTATTAACCAATGTTCGAGGTATGTAAACCATATCTCTTCCCATTGATTTAATAGTCTCAACAGTCAGTTGTTCTACGAGATCTTGCTCTCTATTGCTGTCTTTGAAAAAAGGATTTCTCATTTATCACCCTGTCATAAAGTCAATTGGAAGTTGATATGTAAGTTGCAATTCTTCCTCTATT